CCTTTTAGTTCAGGAAACTTAGTTATAAGACCTGGATGTCCATTATAGATTTTAAATCTACCACAGATCTCAGGTGGTAGTATACGAAGATAACCGTGAAGTGTAATAATATCGGTATGTCTAATAACTTCTCGATATTCTTGTACAGTCGGCTTCTTAGGTAAAAATATAAAACGATCAAAACATCTCTCTAAGAGATTAGGATTAATCTTGTCCATCTCTTCAAAGCTTTTATTAGTTATGATTGCATCAGGAAACCTACCGATATTTTTAGATATCTCATATATCTCAGATCCACTCTGAGAAAAAAAGGTTTTCCATATTAAGGTACGTTTCATATGTTTAGACGATACCCTATTGTATTATCACTAAAGAAAATTACAAGTGTAAAGTCAACAATACCGTGTTTTATTAGGTAAGGTTTGACGTCAACAAGTTCTCTTACCGGGAGTTCTTGATTACGAATACAATCCCAAAAACAATAATCCCTAATAGAAATATTATTTGCCAAGAGGTGGGGATAATTAGCATATACAGAATTAGTTATAGTTTCTAGTGTTGTCATCCATTAACATAGTTTCTAAACTGAATCAGATTACTTGCAATGATTTTTTCTTGTATTTCATCTGGTACTACATCTAAAAGATCTACAAGCTTAGTAGACTCTTTCTTCCAGTTACCTATTGCATCAGTATATCTTATTCTTTTAATACCGTGCACAATAGGAGATGAAGTATCTAGCGTTTCTATCCAGTTATATTCAGGTCCTTGATAGAAACTAAACTCTCTAGGGTGTGCACAACCTAATAAGTGATGAGGTTTATCTTTATTAATAATACCGTCATTCATTAACTGAGTTAAAGTTATTACTCTACCCATCATATAAGATACCCACTTGTTAGGGTGTGGAAATAGTTTAAGATAATACGAATAGTCGAATGAAATAGCTAACTTATCTACATCGATTTCTTGATCTAAGGTTACATAACATTTAACTAGTTCTGCGTAAGTTTTACCTTGTACCACGCCAATAGTTTTAGAACTACTAACAAAGTCCCACTCTCTCCATAAACATTTCTTAGCAGATTCAATCGTACCATTACAATCTTCTAGTACATCAGGTATAATATACTCTGTAGGGTTTAACTTTTGTATCCAGTGAGCATAACGCTTAGGATCAAAAGATGTACCTAGCTCAAATATAGAGTTGTCTAATAAAACGTGTCTACCAGCTTTAATACTATCTTCAAAGAACTTATAGTATTGCGGGTGAGTTTCAAAGAGGTGCACGAGTGCATAGCAGTAATCGTTGTATGTACGAGAAATCTCGAGCATACTTAAAGGTGATTCATGTGATATTTTAATCATGAGAATATGTCAAATAGGTCTGTTGTTACTTCGTTAGTTAAATCTGGTAATCGCCAACCAATAGCTTCATATACAGCTAATATAGGCGGTTTTATTATTGTATCAAACATTTCAATATAGTCTACTTTAAACTCATTAAATTCAGGTGGAAAGTTGTAAGGATAACAAAGAGTATCGATATTATACTTGTTTGGTGCAATATAAATCTTCTTAACCTTACCACCGGAAGTAATACGTTCGTATTTTGTTTCTAAATGTAAATGCTTCAAAAGCTGATTATACCAAATAGCACCTTTAACGTGGTTTGGAGTACCGGTGCCAACTTTAAAGCCATCTGCTTTAACTTCATACTTCTCTAAGTCACTGAGACCACCACGAATAGCGATTTCGTCAACGTGTAATGTCTTAAACGAATCGTAAACCTCTTTATAAAGACTGTTTGCCTTTATTTGATCCTGTGCTATCAAAGAGTTTTCAATAACCTTCTTAATCAGTTCTTTTGCTTTCTTCGGTGTAGTAGATCTAGCGATTTCAACACCAACGTATTTAAACTTACTAACGTTTGCACCTTCATCGTTTAACACGTGAATAATGTAACGTTTTTTCTGCAAATAAACGCCTACGTCGCAAATCGATTCACGTTTAAAAAAGTAACGAGGGTCAGTAGACTTAAACTCAGAAGCAGACCAACGTTTAATCTCGTTGTTTAAGTACGTACCAATTTCTTTATCGATTAAATCAATACCTTCTGGTGTTACTTTACCGTTAGCAAATAACTTTATCTTAAGCTTATCAACAATCGGTTGAATAGTAACATGAGTGCTGTCAGTGTCGCCATATATATTAAGAGAAACGTTAACACCGTATCTTTCTTTAGCGTATGTATCAAGGATGATACCTGCTTGCTTAACCACCGACTGGCCAGTAAGGGTAATGCTACCAGCGTGATCACTATCACAAATAGGGCTAAACTTATTAGCAAAAACACCGTAGATAGAGTTGAGAAGAATCTTGATGACATGCTGGATGGTGTCAGCTCGTTCCATATTAAACTTACACGTTTTGTATTCATCTGTGTCTGGGGTTAAATTACTTAGCTGTTTCTTATACTCAATGTACTGGTTCTTGTTTTTAACACGTTCGCTGTAAAGACCGTCAATCAACGAAGGTACAACACCTTTCTTCTTCTGTGTATACAAAACGTTAGCTTTAGATATAGCTAGCTTTTCAAGTTCAGCAAACTTAGCAAACTTTTCGTTAGATAGTTTATACTCTTTACCACTAGCTAATAACAAAGTAGTGTCGGTATCGTCTTTAGCTATAATCTTACCTATCTTAGTTTCTGGCGATATATTAAGAGTAATGATAGTATTAGGGTACAGAGAGTTAGCATCGTAACTCACAATAGCAGTCTTTAAACCGCGTTCTGGATCTCTAACGTAACCGCCTTCGATTTCATCTCTAGTAGGACCAGACACGAAAGTAGGTATAACCATACCGTGTTTATATGCTTCTAAAGCAACACAACCGGTAACGATTTGTACTTTACCTAAAGCCGCTTCAAACGAGGTTAACCCTTTATAAGCCAACATACGAATGATCTTAAAGAACTGTAACTTCTTTTCCATTCGTACCAATAGGTCAACGTCCTGAATATTATAGTCAACAAAGTTGTTCCAATCGTCTTCTGATAGAGAGGCTAAGTTAGTAGCATTAATAGCTAGTTTACCTTCACCTAACTCATGCTGTGCTACAAAGTTTAGTGCATAGGATTCTAATAAACCACGTGCAAAGCCTTTGTACACTTCCATATAGTCCATAGCTGATACACCGTGAATGTACCAACGATCTAACTCTTGACCCTTAACAAAGATACCTTTACGGCACCAAAGACTTTTTAATGGTGATAAGCGTTTAGCAGCGTTTTCACCTAATAAGTTGTTAACACGGTTAATGGTATAAGGAAAGTCGAAAAAGTCTGTATTCCACCCAGACAAAATGTCGGGGTAATAATCGTTTTCCCAAAACTCTAAGAACTTATTAAGCAAGTCTATCTCACCACTACACTCTGTGTATACTACGTTTTTACGAGAAGGCGTGTAAGGTTTACAACCCCAAGTATAAAACGTTTCAGATAGGTTATCGTATATTGTTATAAGATTGATAGGGTGTTTAGCATCCTTAGCTTCAGGAAACTCATCTGGTGAGTAAACTTCGATATCGAGAAAACAAACCTTTAATGGGTTAGCAGAAAACTCAGGCTTTTCGTAATCATCTCTAAACTTCTCAATAAGAAACTGTTGTTCTACCTGAATGTTATGATATAAACGTTTAATAGCACCATCTTGTGCTGCTTTATTACGTTCAAACGAGTTCTTAAACACTTTCTTCTTTAACTTAGTGTTAAAGATAGATAACGCATCATGGTTATCCATATTAGTCTCTACATAAAAATAGGGACTATACGGAGTCTTAGTAACAACACGTTTACCGGTTTTGTCCCAGGTAAACAGGTAAGCTAAACTTTCACGAGAGTTATAATATACGTTACGATACACAAAACATATTATGTACCATCTTACTAACTAATCAAGAAGGAAAGTAAACTTTCATGTGCTCTTCAATGTGATCTTCTAACCAATATTTGGTTGCAACCTTACGAGCATCATCCGATTCATTCAAGTACATTCTACGATCTCTTAAAAGCTTCTTAGCTAAATCCATCATTTCATCAGGTGTGTTGAACCGTAAAGGAGCAACAGGGTCTGTGTTGTATGGTGGAGCATCTTGACACAAGCAAGGAATACCTAATGCGCCAGCTTCAAGATACTTGATAGGTGCTTTAGCATAGTTAAACTTATTGTTTTGTAAAGGAGCAAAAGCTAAGTTAAGATTTAAAGAATCAAACGTGTATGAATAGTTATAGAGTGAAGTCCAACCTATATATTCAATATCTCCGGATTGTACTAAGTCTTGTAAAGCGTAAGGGAAACCACCCATAAATATCCATTTAAACTCTTTACATGTTTTACGAATAATAGGCAAGAATGGATCTAAGTCATCCTGTAAGCCAGGTACTCTATCTACATTTAAGTGAGTGGGACTACCGACATAACCGATACGTGGACGTTTTTTGTTACGATCAAAGTTTTCTGTTACTTTTTGTTTGCTGTAAAAACGGTCCATCCAGAACTTCGGTAAATAGTTAGGTAACACTATTGCAGGTACACCAGTCTTTGCGGTATAATAATCTGCCATGTACTTGGTTGGACAAGTAATAGCATCACATAACCTAATAATCTCAATAGCTGTTTTACCAATAATAGGATCTACGAAAGCTGCACGAGACTTATTGTATAACGGGATATCCTCTGGGAAAATAACGTCGTCTATCTCGTAATACATCTTAAACTTGTTACCCTTATTAGAAGTATCTCTTAAGAACTTTGCAAACTCAAGTTGTGGCGGGGTTACTTGACGCTGTATCTTAACAGATTTAACTTGTGCATAGTATCTAGGATCTAAAAGCATCATTGTTGCGTTAGTAATAACGCCTTTACCGGAAGAGTTAATTAAGGCTTCTGGCCAATGCATTCTCCAAAAACCACAACCACCATGATCAGCAGCAAAGCTCATAGCTGTATTAGCTGGAGCGGCTGGAGATGCACTCTGTGGTGTAGCACCAGGAAAATTACTATTAGGTGTTGGTACACCTAAAA